TTGATATTTACGCAATGACGTGCGCACTTGCAAATAAGTTTCCAATAAATACTGAAGCAGGACGACTTGCAGTTGAAACTATGATGATTAGGTTCAATGCTGAAAAAGTTCGTCCGCCACTAGAACTTGAAGGTCCTGGTGGATTGCTTATGCACGTCCGTCGCGCAATGCAGTTTGTTATTGACAACCCTAAGACTGAACGCTTGTGGCCTGGGCTACAGGAGTGGGCGAACAAGTCGCAAGAAGAGTCTCGAGCTTCAGTATCAAGGCCAGCACAGCAGACACCAGCGCAGACGCAGCAAAAACCAGTGCAAAGCTCAACTCACACTGTGACTTCAAATTTACCCGGCACAATTGGCGGATCGGTATTGTCATCTGTTGAAGACGGAGACTCACTTGCAAATGCAAGTAACCTGTCAAACATTGATGTGCCAAAAGACCCTGACGCACTTGGTGAGGAGGAGGGTGGTGAACCTGGTAAGCGAACGCTTACAGATGTTGGAAACGGACGACGGTTGATTGACTCGTTTGGCGCCGCCGTTCGGTATACGCCCGGTCTTGGCTGGTTTCATTGGGACGGTGGATATTGGAAGCCAGATATTGAAAGTCTTGAAATGCGCGAGCTTTCAAAGAAGGTTGCACCGATTGTTGCGAGTGAGGTTGTTCATTATCTTGACGATGCAGACAAGCAATCAGAAGTTATTAAGTGGGCACAGCAAGCAAAATCAAACTCGCGTATCAATGGTTTGATTGAAAGCGCAACGTCTGACCCGCGTATTTTGATTGACGTTGAGTCTTGGGACAGCGATGAAACGCTTATTGGTGTGTTGAACGGAGTTGTTGACTTACGCACTGGTGAGTTGCTGCGTGGGCGACCAGACCTTTACATTACACGACGCGCACCAGTTGCTTACAATCCTGGAATTCGCAATGTGCGTTGGGAACAATTTATTGACTTTGCAACAGGCGGCGATAAAGAATTGCAAGAGTGGCTGCAAAAGGCCGCAGGATATTCATTAACTGGATTGCGTACATATGATGTCATGTTCATGGTTTACGGTCCTCCAGGCTCTGGTAAGAACACGATGGTTGAAGCTTTGGTTAAGGCGATGGGAACATCTCAATACGCATGGCCACTTGACTCAAGCATTCTTGCTCAAGGCGATGGCCAAGCGCATGGTTCTGATCTTTACCACTGGGCAGAACTTCGTGGTCGCCGCATGGTATGGGTTGACGAATTGCCAGACGGCGAGCGCATCAAAGAAAACTCAATCAAAAAATTGACTGGTTCATCTGAAATTTCAGCACGTTCGCCTGGTGAAAAGCCATTTACATTCCAATCACGTGCTAAGCTCTGGATTACTACAAACCACAGACCAATCATTACTGATGATGCAATGTGGCGCCGTATTCGTCCAGTGCCACTATTGAATGTTCCTGAAAATCCAGACCCAGACCTCAAGCACTACATCTTTGATCCAGAAGGCGGACTGCCTGCAGTATTGTCGTGGGCGGTTGAAGGCGCGATCAAGTTGCTTGGCTCTAGTGCACGTGATGGGCTAGGGTGGTGCTCTGCTGTCAGTGAGGCCGCTGATGTTTACAGAAAAAATGAAGACAGAATTGGATTTTTTCTAACTGAAGAAACGAAAGAAGCTGAAGACGCTGCAACACCAGTAAAATCTTTGTACGCTGTGTATAGAGCTTGGAGCGAAGAGCGTGGTGAAAAGCCAATGACACAGATTGCTTTTCAGCGAAAACTATCGGATAGAGGACTTAAAATTGACGGCCACGGCTCAAGAGCTCAAATCATTGGCCGTCAGCTACTTCCGCGAATTGTTCAAAGTGGTGAGATTGACTGGGGAACTGTTCAAAGGTTTGCGCGATGAAAAAAGTTAAAGTAGACATCACTGTAGGTGGTGCCTCACTTTGCACTGTCGCTATTAAGAAAAAAGACTTCAAGATGATCAAGAAATACGCCGCCAAGCAGGGTATGACAGTAGAAGAGTATGTCCGCGACGTCATTAAAAACGCAGGTGGCTAGCTAAAGCTATTGCAGTAGTTAAGGTCTGGCGCCTTGGGAGAGAGGCTGCCAAAACGGTTAGGTCAGGGTTGAGGATTTTCCTCCCCTGGCCTAATCTGTTTATCGCCTTTGTCAACGTACTGCTTTATCGTTGTAGCGTACCAGCGTTTTTCAAAAGGCGTTTTTATGCCTTCAGCATTGAACTTGTTTGCAATTTTTGCATACGACATTCCTAGTCCGCGAAGCTCTACGATCCGTTCGTACAGTTCGTCTGAGATCATGCGCTTCGGGCCAAGATCTACTCCCCACTTAAGTCCTTTTTCTCGGCGATCCTTATGGACATCTCGTTGGCGCTCAGCAATGATAGCTCGTTCCATTTCAGCAAGAGCCGACATGATTGTGACGACAAACCGACCCTGGTAGCTGGCGGTGTCAAGGTTGAGGTCAAGCATGACAATTCGCCAATCGTTTTTATGGGCTCTATCCACGATGCTAAGAAAGTCTTGGGTGGACCTAGCCAGGCGATCAATCCTAGTTACAAACAACGCAGACGCCTCTCCCTTATCTAATTTCTCCAAAGCGTCACGAAGAACTGGCCGTCCTTTGATTGACTTTCCTGACCGACCTTCTTCTCGAAGAAGTTTTACATCTTTAAAGCCGGCCAATTCGGCTGCGCGCCTAAGATCTCGCTCCTGCGCGCCTAGCGACATACCATCGTTTGCTTGCATTTGCGTAGAAACACGTGCGTAGAGGAATGCAACCTCTTTCTTCTTAGTTGCCATACGAAACCCTTATCTAGCAACGGTTTGCTGCTGTTAATGTACAAGTCAGATTGTATACCATTAAGGTTAAGGTTATATGGTTTTGGCCCTTATTTTATAAGGCTTTTACGATTGTTTTCTTTCTAGTCTTAGACGCTCAAAATTGTCTAGATCGTAGGGAAAATCAAAGTCGGTAGTCTCATCATCAATAACAACATGCATCTTATTGTTTTGATAGTGCGGACGGACAAGACTTTTGTACAGCCGCCAGCCGCCTGGAGGAGGAACTTTACCCTTGATCAGCCTCTCAAAATGCTGGTCAAGTACCGCGTGTGTGCTTGAGTCAAACGCAAGCGTAAAGATCTCAGGTCTTCCGCCGGTAACTGTCGAGTGGTTCTGTCGAAGAAACCACATGATCTCGCCAGGTATTGTCATAATCTTCTCTATTGCCTGATCAGTGTAGTACACATCGCCAAGTGCAAGTACTGTTCTTTCTAAAGACCAAAGCTCTCTCGAGGACCAATACTTGGCAAAGTCTCCCCAGGAGATGTCGTATGGAGGCACAAATAGCTTGGTCCCTGGATACGCGTACTCGTCGGACTTTCCGACTACATACACGTCATCAGTGTAGCTGAGAAACTGGCGACACGTGCGATGCAAGATTTTCTCGCCGTCAATATTGATAAAGTGCTTAGCGACACCTTTGTAGTTTTGCCAACGTGAACCATCTCCAGCTGCAAGTATTAAGACTCGTGTCACAGCTGTGTGAAAGGACTAGCCATTTTGTCTACATCTCCTCAGAAGTTTCTGATTCTTCAATTATGGGCGCAGGGATATTATAGAACTCTCTGGCTTCTTCAATGGAATCAAACCAATACCATCCGTCTATTGGGTAGGTGTGGTCGTCTTTGGTTTCCTTGAGCAGTTCGTATTCGGGCGCAAGGACATAGTTAGGACCGTGGTGAAGTGTCAATTCTTCATACTTATAGAAACCTGAAGTGTCTTCTTTCATCCTGTGACTATCCAGCCTTTATTTGTTGCGATTGTTGTGTCGTCTCCAGAAACCCCTGGGTTGCCGGTAACCGTGATTGTTCGGTTGTCTTGCAGTGCGGCAATACCACCTGAAACATAGGTTCCCGTCGCAGCATTGGTGACTGTGAAAGTTCCTGTAGTTCCAGCACCTGCGGTGACAGTTCCTACGGTCACGCTTGTCAAATTGTAGGCAACTGGGTTTACGCCAGTTATGGTCACAGTGCGGGCTGCTACGAACGCCCTGATATCAGCAACAGTATAGGTGACAACGCCTGCCGCTGCTGTCACATTGGTGACATTGGGGTTCAGTACCGCAAGTGCAGTATACATTTCGTTTAGTTGTGCTGCACCCATTTTGCAGTTCTGGAATGATTGAGTCCAACGCATCCCAGTGAGTTTCGCTTGACCAAGGTTTCCCGCTGCGGTTGAAGTTAAGCCACCAATCGCCATGACATTGTTTGCGGAAGTAGAAACTTTTGTCAAATTTAATTCGGGAATGTTTTGCAACGAAGAACAATTATAGAACATATTGCTCATGCTTGTAACTGATGCAGTGTTAAATAGTGGTACAGATTGCAACGAAGAACAATTATAGAACATATTGCTCATGTTTGTCACTGATGCAGTGTTAAATAGTGGTACTGTTTGCAACGAATAGCACAGATAAAACATAGTGCCCATGTTTGTCACTGAGGCGGTATTAAACAATGGTACCGTTTGCAAAGAATAGCAGTCAGCGAACATACTGGTCATGTTTGTCACTGAGGCGGTGTTGAATAGTGGTACCGTTTGCAAAGAATAGCAGTCAGAAACCATACTGCTCATGTTTGTCACTGATGCAGTGTTGAACAATGGTACCGTTTGCAACGAATAGCAACTATTAAACATATTGGTCATGTTTGTCACCGATGCAGTGTTGAATAGTGGTACCGTTCGCAACGAAAGACAACTAGAGAACATACTGGTCATGTTTGTCACTGAGGCGGTGTTGAATAGTGGTACCGTTTGCAATGC